TCAGAGAGCAGATCGATCGCGTCGTCGGCCAGGCTGTCGGGATCGCGAATATCGCCGCCCGTGTACCACAGCACCGGCGCGGCCTCGGCCGCCAGCTGCGCGATCGCTTCGAGCATGACCGCGCGACGCAGGCTCCCGCCGTCAGCGTCACAGAGCACGGCGGCAAGGCCGCGCAGGGGATACCAGGCGAGCGCGCGCGCCTCGATCTCATCGGCGAGCGCCATCAAGGGATCGGGGGCGCCGAGATACGCCGCGAGCGCGGCATAGCGACGCGTCGCGAAGCGCGAGCCGACCACCACGACGACAGCGCGCGGATGCACGCCACTGTCGCGCAGGTTGATCAGCGCTCGCGCGCCGGCCGCGAGCGTGCGCGGCCTGGTGGGTTTGTATGTGTTCGCGGCCGTTGTTTGTTTCGCCATCATGCAAACAAATCCGGCTGCGTCATGCTGTCGACCGTCGCCGGATCAAAGCGCGCCTCGAAATCCTCACGCCTGTAGATCACGTGCGCCTCACTGCCGCGCAGCCACTTAACGACGACGTGCGACGCGCAGATCGCCCGACACTCGCACAGCAGGCCAGGCCCCGGCGAATAGGTCGCGCCGATGATCGGGTGCACGAATAGCGCCGACCGCCCCGGCTGTCGCACGAATGCCGGACCAGGCCGGCGCGGGCCGCTGTAGGGCGGCAGTGTGGGCGCGGCATAGCGCGCGCGGTCGCTGTAGTCATTGCGAGCCATCGGCAGCCCTCCGACGCTTGGCGCGCCAGCGCTCGGCGGCGCACGCCCTGCATTTTTTCTTCCCGTCGGGCGAAATGTGCAGATTCGCGCCGGCGAACTCATGCCCGTGAATGCAGTGAGATTTGCGCGGCGCGCCGCCGGCGCCGCGATAGGACCGTGACGTAAGCGCGCGATCGCCGTCAGGCTTCACGCGCGCCGCCAGGGCGACATACGCGACGAATGACACGAGCCCGGCCAGGATGTCGGCCGGGATCGGGAGCGGGCCGCGACTCATGCCGGCAACGCCGCGTCGACGGCCACATTGCGCACGCGCGCGACCTGGTAGCGCGGCGCGCCCTGGCCTGGTCGCCGCTCGACGATCCAGGAATCGACGCCGCCGCCCTCGCGGGCCGCCGAGACCATCAGCCGCACACCTGGCCGCGGGAGGCGCGCCGGCGCGCCGATGAAGCGCAGAAAACCCCGCGTTACCTGCGCGCTGTCGACCCACAGATCCGCGCTCATGGCTGCCAGCCCTCGACGCCGCGCACCAGGCGCCGCGATGCAACCATGATCCAGGCATGCGCATCGTTGAGCGCATCGGAATCGCCGCGGCCCGCGTCGCGCGCCTGGCGCAGCCGATCAAGGCAGTCGACCGCGCGCGCGAGCTCGACCACGTGCGCCGGCGCGGCCATGCCCGAGAGCCCATCTAGCGCCGCCAGGCCGTCGGCAATGGCGCGGGCTTGCTCATGGTTCCGCGCGTCCGGGAAGGCCCGCAGCATCGCGCACAGCGCGCCGAGCAGCGCACCAGGCCGCGGCGCCGGCGCCTCGGCCGCTTCGAGCGCGCGCACTTCAGCGGCGGCGAGCTCGGCGGCGGCCGCGAGCGGCGCGACGTGGCTCGCCTTGTGATACGTGCCGCACGCCTGGCACACCAGGCACAGATCGCCCGCCGTCAATCGGTCGCGGCGCACCTGGTCGCGCGGCACGCGCGTTGCGCACGCAATGCACTCGAACATCGGCGCCGCCGGCGCTGCGTCCGGCACCCACCGCTGCGCGCCGGCCTGGATCTCGGCTTCGACCTGGTCGCCCGTGATCGCGCTCATGGCAGCACCACCGCGCGCGCCTCGACGCTGAAATCGACCAGGCCGCGCGCCAGGCGGGCGGCATGGATCTCGGCGACCAGGCGCAGGCCGCGCACCGCGTCGTGAAAGTCAAAGCCGGCACGCTCGCGACCGCGCACCAGGCAGCTAGCCGCGCGAGCTCGCGAGGCACCGATCGGAATGGTCCGAACGAGGATCCCGTATTTCATTGCATTACCCCTGTGAAGGTTAAAAGGGCGGCGCCCGACCGGGCGCCGCAAGGCATATCGAAAGGAAAGGCGCGGCCGGTCCACAGGCGGCCGGCGCGCGTAACGAGCGCCGGACCAGCAGAGCCCCACCGCCGCGCCATGGGGCGCCGCCGGCTTACAAGAATCGAGGAAATCAGAGACATGACCGCAGCCCGTGGAGGAAGGGACAGCGGCAAAAATACGCGACACTTTAGTCACGCGCAAGCCTGGCACGTTGCGCGCCTAGCCACACGTGACTATTTTGTCAATACCACAGGATATAAAAGGCAGCCCAATGAAGCTTAAAACCTCGGGAGACATTCTCGACGCCGTGGCGAAATCGCTCGGCGGCGTATCCGATTACCGCGTAGCAAAAGAGCTCGGCGTGATGACGCAGACGATCAGCCACGTGCGCGCCGGCCGGCGCGGCCTGTCCCGCGCACAGTGCAAGATCGCAGCCGAGATCCTCGGCGTTGAAGCCGGCGCCCTGATCACCATCGTCGCGGCCGAGCGCGAGGATGATGCGGAGCTTCGCGCGTCCATGCTGAAGGTCGCAGCGCGCGGCCTGGCGGCCGCTGTCGCGTTAATGGCCGTACCCTGGCCCCGCTCCCCGGATCGACGGCGCGAGCCGCCACAGCCCCGCAGAGCGCGGCCGGCGACTGTTTATTATGTAAAGTGCCGCCGAAGCGTCGACGGCCGCCGCTGCGCTCGCCGCTGCTGCCCTGGCCGCGCGTTGTCAATCAGGCGTTTATTTCGCTTTCTTCGCGTGCTGTATGAACATGCGACTAGCGCCGCTCGCGTGGTCTATCGCACCATCCGCGCCCATGGATCTCCTGCGCCTGTTTCAACTCTCCGGCTTGCCGTTAGATGACGCCGCGCGCCGCTGCGGCGTCGGCGCGCGCACGCTGCGCCGCTACCTCGACCACGATCAGGCGCCGCCGCCGGTGGCCGCGCTGCTCGACATTCTCGCCGGGCGCCTGCCCTGGCCCGGTGCCGAGCATTGGCGCTACATTCGCGGCGCGCTGTACTTCCGAGAAAACCCCGACGGGATCGCGCTCGATGCGCTGCCAGGCTACCGCTATACCTTGCTCGAACGCGACGCGCTGCGCCGCGAGCTCGACCGGCTGCGCGCGGTGCCCGCGCAATACCTGCTCAGCCTCTAGTCACTTCACGCGCTCATGCGTGCGCACGCCGGACACCGCCGGCCAGCCGCCGCCGGCGAACGCGAACGCCGGCCAGGACGTGACCGGCACCGACAGCACCGGCACGCCGCCGCGCACGATCGCGATCTCGTCCGCCGGCGTGTCGTATAGCGTCGTCAGATCAAACCCCGACGCCAGGATCACGGTATAGCCCGCCGGCGTCGGCGTGACGATCCCGCCGATCGACGTTTGCGTCAGCGCGGCAATGTAGGTGACCGTCGGCGCGGCCGGATGATCGAGCGGCACGCCGCCGACGACCAGGCGCAGCCTATCCGTCGTGAAGTAGACGCCCGTCTGGTTGTCGTGAATTTGCAGCGCGAACGTGTAGCGGTAGATCGTGAGCGTTTGCCGCGCCGCTTGGTGGAACATGCGGAACGGGCCGGCGGCGGCGCTAGGCCACCCGACATTGACCAGGCGCCGAAACGGATCGAGCCGCACCGCCGACATTTAGGCGAACGTCGCGCGATAGAGCCCCGCCGGCTGCGCCAGCGTCGTCACCGTTAGCACATCGCGATCGGCGCGCAGCTCGCCGGCGTTCGGGTTCAGGTTCGTCACGGTGCGCGCTTGCGGCGTTTGCGTGAAGTCCGCGATCCCGCCGTTCAGGTTCAGCGTCACGATCGCCGCCCCCGCCGCGGGCACATTGTTGGCAAAGACCGTCCCGCCCTCGACGTTCAGCGCCGTCACGGCGAATTGGCCGTCGAGCGTCAATTGACCGCCGGCGATCTCCACCGCCGGCACCGTCGCCGACGATCGCAATTGATTGACGCCGCCCGATTGCACCCAGGACGCGATCGCCGCACCAGGCCCGGCATACACGCGCGTCAGCTCCGATTGATCGGCAATCTGCACCGCGCCAAAGGTGCCCACTTCGGCCGGCTCATCCGCCGCGAGCGCGACGCCGCCGGGCGCCTGGCGAATGTTGATCGCCGCCGTGCTGACATTCGCGCGCAAGCGGATCGCCGCCTGGCCCGTGTCCTGGCTCACCTGTGCCGAGTTCAAAACAATCGTATTCGACGCGCCCGCCGCATCGTTGTGCAGCTTCAGGCGCCCGGAGCCCGCCGGCGTGCCCGGCCCTTGATGCTCGCCAATGCGCGCGAGCGTCCAGCCGATCCGCAAATAGCGATCGCGGTACTCGTTCGCGCCGGCGTTTTGCGTCTCGCCGTTCGCGCTCGCCGCGACCGACAGCAGCGGCAAGCCAATGCGCCCGGTGTAGCTTTGAAAGATGAACAGCTCCGCGAGATCCACCGCGTTTTGATCGAGCCCCCAACAGACATTGACCGCCGAGTCCTTGAAGATCACGGTGTCAGCGCTCACCGGCACCGCGTTATCGGACCAGTTCGCGGCATTGTCCCAATGGTGCGGGCCGGTCGCCGCCGTCGGCGTCGCCGTGCTGATCGTGCCGGTGCCGGCGACGACCGCGACCGTGACCGCAAACGGCATGCCGGCCACGCTCGTGAGGGTCACGATCGCCGCGTTGACGCTCGCGGTAATGCCCTGGCGGTACGGGTGCGTCGAGGCTTGCCAGGCGGCTTGCAACGCGGTCGCGACGGCCGCCGCGCTGCCGCTGCCGATGGCGGACACGATCGCGATCCCGTTCACGCGGATTTCATAGCGGGTGATCGCGTCATACGTGCCGACCGTCACGGTCGAGACTTGCGCCACCGCCGGCGCGAGGCCGCGCCAATACTTCGTTGCCATCCGTCCCCCTAGTTATCGAAAATCAAGGTGAGTCTTTCGCCGTCGAGATCCTCGAACGCGATGATCTCGACGCGCTCGACGTCGACGAATTGCGCTTCGTCGCTGGGGTTCGTCACGCGCACGACCGAGGACACGCGCGCGATCTCGTTCATCGCCCGCCCGCCGTCGAGCCCGCGCAACACGCTGCCCGCGTCGATCAGCGGGTTGGCGATCTGCCCTGGCGACAAGTTCGACCGGCTCGCGTCACTGTCTGTTGCTTGCACGCCGGCGGCGCGCTCGACGCGCGTCACACGGTTGCGCAGCTCATCCAGTTGATCCGATTGCGCGTTGAGAAAACGCGCGCGGATCACGTCGCCCCGCTTCAGGCGCCCCGAGCGCGGCGCGCTCACCAGGCGAGCCCGAGATCGGCGAACGGCTCCGCGCGATAAATTTGAAACATTTTTACGCCTTCCCCCTCGACCGGGCGCACCAGCGGGCCGGTCTCGATCCGCTTGGTGGTGACCGGCAGCCCGTTTTGGCGCATCACATGCGGCACGCGCCAGGACTCCGGCTTGTACAGCGCTTCAAAGGTGCAGACCACTTGCCCCTGCTCGCGCTCCGTCGTGAACGCGGTACAAAGCCAGGTTTCCGGCCCCTCGCCGCCCCAGGCGTCGCGGTTCGTGACGCCGATAAAGCGTTTCGCGAGATCGCGCGGCAGGGCCGGGCGCGTATGCCGGATGCGCACGATCAGTTGCGGGCGGAACGCGTCGATCTCGACCGCCTCGACCGTCGCCGCGTTGACCGCAATAAATACATTGCGCATCGGCAGCCCGTTGACGTCGCGATCGGTGCGCTCGTTAAAAGTGGTCGCGCTGAAGTCCACCGACAGGATCGCAACGCCGTTTGCTTGCTGCACGGCGCCCGCTTGCGTGCCGCGCGCCGGCGTGCGGTAGGTGATCACCGCTTCGGCGTTGTCGGCGTCGAGATAGGTAAACGCGCGATCGGTCACCGTCGCGCCCGCTACTGTCGGGTGCGGCTCGCCGATCCGCGGCAGGCCCGACAGCGTCAGCACCGACGCCGCGCGGCTCGCCGCGTCACCGTCGAGATCCGCGATCGAAAATACGCGTTGCAGCTCGACGCCGTCGGCCGACTCCGTGACGCTCGCGCGATCAATCAAGTCCGCGATGATCATTGTGCTACCGCCGGCACGCCGCCCTTGATGACGCGGATCAGCTCATCTTGCTTTTTGAGGCTCGCGCCGGTGTTTTTGGCTGTCTCCTTCGCCGCCTCCGCGTCGGGCGTGCCGCGCGCGTTCGCCCTGGCCGCCGGCGCCAGATCGCCGCGCTCGATGTTCAACAGCTCGCGCGCGCCGGCGAAATTGCCGGAGCCCACCGCGCCCAGCAACGCGGCGACGCCGCCGATCGATGTGCCGATCTGCAAAAACCCCTCCGTGAACCATTTCACGATCGGGCCGACGACCTCGACGATCGACGATAACCCATTCGCAACCGCCGTGATCGCCGGCGCGAAGTTCAACGCCAGGTTGCGGATCAGCCCGGAAAATGAGTCATTCAACAGATCGATCGCGTCGTTCGCTTTGGCCGCCGCTTCGACCTGATCGGTCGACAGCACGCGGTTGGACTTTTCAGCGGTGGCGATCATCGCGTCAAGCCCGGCCGCGCCATCGCGGAAGGCGGGCAACAGATCCTTGGCCGCACCGCCCATCAGCTTTGTGATATTCAAGACCTGTTCACCACGATCGCCCATGTTCGACAGCGCTTCGACATAGACGCGCAATTGTTCATCGGCCCCGAGATCGGCGAATTCCTGCGCGTTGATGTTCAGCGCGGCGAATTGCGCAGCCATGGACTTATTGCCCTGCGCCGCGAGTTCGGCATTTTTTTGCAGCCGCTGTACGCCCTGGCTCAACACATCGACCGACGATCCCGACAGCCGCAAGCCCTGCTCTAAGCCGCTCAGGGTTTCAGCGTACAGGCCGGTGCGCTCGCGCAGATCGTTGATCGCGTCCGCCGAGTCTAGCGAGGCTTTGGCGATCGCGCCGAGTCCGATCCCGGACACCAGGCCCGCGATCCCCGCCTTGGCCGCCCCCATCACCGACGGCAGCCCGCCCATCGCCGATTTAAATTGCGTGGTATCGGCGGACAGCTTCGCCACCAGGTTAACGATCGTTGTCATGCGTGCTTGACCTCAAAGCCGCCCAGCGTAGCGGCAACACGGAGCGCGGCGCGCATCGCCGCCGGCGTCATCGGCTCGCGCGGGCGATAGCGCAGCGCATAGTCGGCGACCGGGCGCCGCCCCTTCGCGCCGCCGAGGGTGTCGGCGATCGCTTTGACAATGTTGGCGGCGTCGAGCCCGGCGCGCTCCGGCCCCCAGGGATCGATCTCCCACAGGGCGCACAGTTCGGCATAGTCGCGCGCGTCGTTCGTCGCCTGCGCTTCGGCCAGGGTGCGCGCCTGGCGATGCGCGATCCGGTGCCACATCAGGCGGCCGGGCGCCTCGATCAGTTTTTTTTGATCTGCTCAATCTGATCCGCGCCCAGCGCGTTGAATTCGCGCGCCACGCGAAAAACCCGATCGAGCGCGCGCGCGTCGAGATCGCCGAGCGCGTCCACGTCACCAGGCCCGAACAGCAGCGCGCCGCCCGCGTCGCACGCGCACGCCGCCACCAGGCGCGCGCGCACGTTGCGCAAGGTGCCGAGCGGCGGCACGGTCGCGACTTCAAACGCGTCGCGCTCCGCTCCCGACATGACGCGCACATGCACCGCCCCGCCCCACTCCGGGACCTCGATCGGATCGGACACCAGGCCGCGCGGCGCGGCGAAAATCTGATCGCGCGTGATCATGGCGTGACCGTAATATCGCCGGCGACCTTGATCCGCGCCGTCGCCGTGTACTTGCCTTCCAGCTCGCCGGCGTATTCATACCCGGTCATGAAGCCGGAAAACGCCCACGTCGCCGCGCCCGCGTCGGGAAACGTGATCGTGACCGTTTCGGCCGCGCCGTTGATCGGTGGCTTGACGCCTGGCCGGTGGTGACACTCGATCTCGAGTTCGCCGAAATCCACCAGGACGCCCGGGCGGAAGGAATGCGCGACGGTCGAGCCGAAATGCGATTGATTGATCGCCTCGCGTGCGATCCCGGAATGGCGAAGCGCCGTGATCTCCGCGAAAAACCCGGATGAGAACGTGATCGTAGTCCCGTTGCCAATTTCAGCCGGCATCGTGCCCCCTTAAGCTTTCAGCGCGCGCACCAACAGGCGGCGCAGTTCGTTGATGTAAGGCGCGGCCATGGCGGCCCGCGCGTGCGTCTCTAAAATCGGTTTGGCTTCCGGCATCAGCCGGATCGCCGGCTCGTCGATCGGCAGGTTGGGCGGGCTCGATGCCGGCCGCCCTTCGGTGCGCCTGGCGCCCGGCTCTACCCGGACCATTTGCGCCACGCGCCCGGACTTCAACCGGACCTTGAACGGGCGCACCGTCAGGCGGCCCGCCTTGATGGCGCCGGCGTCGCGCCCGGCCAGCACTGTGCGCGCGCCTGGCACCATGGACAGCGGGATCTTTCGTTTCGTGCCGACCCACACGCGCGCGGACAGGTGGCGCGGCGTCGCCGGATACGCGGAGATGCGCGAGCCGATCACCGTCTGCGGCACGCCCTTGGCGCGCGAGAGATCGCGCCGCACGCGCGTGCGCGCCCACTTCGCCGCGCGGTTCAGCGCTTGCGCTTGCAGCTTCGGCAGCGCGCGCGCGTTGACGTCGCGCACCCGCGCCTCAAAGGCGCGCAGCTCGCGATCAAACGCCGCCAGGTCGATCCGAATATCGATCGCGCTCACGTCAGCACCAGGCGCACCAGGTTGGGCGCGACGGGTTGCACGCCCGTTAGGGTGAACGTCTCCGCGCCGATGACGACCGGCACGCGATGTTGCCCGGCCGGTAGCGCGTCCGTCTGCACGTAAATTTCGGGATTGCGCGGATCGTCGACCGCGCCGACGTACTCGCGCATGATCCCGCGCGCCGCGACGCCGTTGATCGTGATCGGCACGCTCGCCGGCCCCGTCATCAGCGCCGCCACGTCGAGCGCGATCCGCGCGCCCAGGCTCGACAGTCGATGGCGATCGGCGGTCACTTCGCCGCCAGCGTGTCAGCCGTCAGCTTGCCCGCGCGCGCCTCGATTGCCGCCTCGCGCTCCGCGAGCGCCGCCGCCAGCTCGCCGGCCGGCACGCTGGCGGCCGGCGTGATCGTGATCTTCGCCCCGTCGAGCGCGCGCGAGCCCGCGATCGTCTTGCTCGCGGCGCCTGGCAGCTTCGCGCCCTCGCCGACAGCCCGCAGCGCCGGATCGTCGAGCGGCGCGACCAGGTAAGAATCGCAGCCGTATGCGTCGCAAAACGCCTCGATCTGATCGGCGTCGATCTCGATCAGCGCCTCGACGATCTCATTGCGCAAAAATGCCACCCGCATTGCCGCCCCCTTGTTATTCAAACCACGCGATTTCGATAAAGCCGGGCGCGCCGTTGCCGCCGTCCCCCTGGCAGCCGCCGCCGCCGCCGCCGCTGCCGTAGCCGGTAGCGGGCGAGCCATTCGCGCCGCCAGGCCCGCCCGGCCCGCCGCGCCCATACGGGCCATAGCCGCCCGCGCCGCCGCCGCCTTGCGTGCTCACCGCCGCGCCGCCGCTCGGCGCGTTAGAGTACATGCGGCCGGTTGAGCTGCCACCGCCATTGCTCGCGCCACCGCCGGCCGCCCCGCGCCCCACGACAAACGTATTTCCGCGTATGCCGAAAGTGTCGATGCTGCCCTGCGGGCCGGCACCCGAACCACCGACCGCGCCAGGCCCGAACGCGACCACGCCGCCGCCGTTGCCGCCGTTCGTCACGCCGCCCGCGCTGGGGAGCGTCGAGCCGCCCGCGATCCGAAAAATGCCGCCCTCGATGCCGTCGCGCAGCCCCACGATCGTTGCCGATCCGGGGCTTGACGGCGTCGCGCCGGCGACAGCGCCGGCGGTGCCCGACGGGATCACGATGTCCAGCAGCGCGCCGCGCTCGACGGACACCGGAATCATTTCGGCGGCCCAGGCGGGCGACCCCCCGCCACCGCCGCCGCCAGGGTTGGCGGTATGCCCGCCCGCGCCGCCGCTGCCGGCGCCGCATCCGCTGATGAATAGGCGCTCCGCCGGCGCCACCCAGCCCAACACGGTTGCCTCGAAACGCGCGACGCGCAGATCCGCGCCGCCCGGCCAGAATTGCGCCATGCGTGCCGCCCCTTAGACCGGCGCGCCGGTGTTGATCTTGACCAGGCAAAGCGTGTCGCCCGCCGCCTGCGCGCGCCACGCGAGGCCGCACGGAATGTTAGCATTGGTCGCGTCGACCCGATTGTTGACCGCGTCCCAATAGAGCTTTTGCCCGAACGTGAATGCGACGCCGGTTTCCTTCGGCAGCTCCCAGACGCCTTCCATTGCGACCGGGATCACCTGCCCCGCACCCGTCGCGGCGGCCAGTGCGATGCCGATCGAGTTCGCGAATTCGAGGACTTCAGCGTTGGCGACCGCGCCGGCCGTCGTGAAATCCCCGGTTTTTCCGTCCTGTACAAAACTGCGCGCCATGTTGGCTTCCCTCGATGCGGCGAATGAGGCGCGCCAGGTATTCGCCTGGCGCGCCGGGCGGCGCCCCGCCCTCCCCGCATGGTGTTATGCGTGATTAACCGTTATTGCGGACCATCGTGCGGAAATCGAGCGCGGTGGCGGCGCAGTCGATCCGGACCTTGAATTCAACGCCGTCGATCGTCCAACCTTCCTGACTCTCGATGTACGGCTCTTGCTGGCCGTCCAGAAAGCCCACTTCGATCGTGTCGTACAGCATCGGATCGGCCGCGGCGTACCACTGCACCGCCGATACCGCGTCCAGGCGTGCATCGGCGACCGTCTCGAACGTGCCCCGGTGAATGTTCGGGCTCGCCGAGTTCGCGATCGTCGTCTGCGGGTTCATTTCCGCCGTTTGCAGCGTGCGCGCGGCATCCTCCAGCGCGAGCGGCACGATCACGCGATTCGGGCGGATGTTCAGCCCGTTCACCTGTGCGTTGCTGTCGCGCTGGCGGCCCATCAGGGTTTTCATCGTCGACAGTTGCGCGACGCCCGGCGGCCCGTTGCCGCTGCTCACCAGGTTCGCGTGTCCGGCGACGAACAGTGCCAAGCCATCTTGATTCATGATCGGATTCGTGAGGAACGCGTTATAAACCACGTCCCCCACCAGGCGCGACGCGGCGCGGCCCATCTTGCGCGGGACCTTGCTGAATTCGTCGAGATTGTCATTGACGATCGCCTGGCGCGTCAGCCGAAACAGCTTGCCGTAGCTCGCCAGCGTCATGCGCTCGCTGCGATCGTTGAATTTGCCGGACTTGTATTCAGCGCCGTCGCGAATGAGATCGAGATCGTCGAATTCGCTGATCCCGGTGCGCGACGCCTGGCGAAAGTCCGTCAGCACGCCAGGGCGCGCGATCATGCGCCACGTTTCGTCCGGCTCGTCATACCCGATCAGCAGCGCCTTTTGCGCGATGTTTTCGAGTAGCGACGGGAAATCCGCCGCCACCGCGCCGTGAACGCCGGTCGAGCGCGAGGACAGCGCGAGGCCGACGATTCGATCGCGGTTGAGCCCGCGCACCGACATGCCCCGGCGCACGCAGTATTCGCGAGCCAGCTCCGGCAGGGTGAAGCCGCCTAGCTCCGATTCACGCGCGGCGCGCGTCTTGGTGCGATCGGTTTCGAGGCCGGAGCGCGCCAGGATCACCGCTTCGGCGCCTTGCATGAACTTTTCCAGCGCATCATCGCCGGCGCGATAGTGCGTGCCGCCGCCGAAGCCGCGCGCGTCATGCTCGACGCGTTCGGACTGCGAGAACGCCGAGCCCGGCGCGACGGGTTCCACGCCCGCGCCGATCAGGCGAAGGATCTCATCCTTCGCCCAGTCGACGGATCGGTTGCCGTCCAGCGCGCCGCGCTTGATCGCCTGATATTCAGGCGCCGCGAAACGCTCGCCCAGAAACAGCGCTTCGATCGCGTTGCGCCGCTCGCGCTCCGCACGCTGCCCTTCCTCGATGCCCTGGCGGCGCGCAAGTTCCTGCGCCGCCGTGAATTCGCCGCCGTCGCCGGCGCCGGTGTCGTCTGCCTTCGGCATGTAAGCCCCCTTCGTTGCGCCACCTGCGGCGCGGTTGATTCCAACGCCCGGATCGGCCGGCACGGACACGATCGAGGCTTCCAAAAGTTCCCATTTCGTCGCTTCGACCAGGCGCCCGTCATCCTTTTCGATCCAGTCGTGAATGCGGTAACCGATCGACACGTTGCGGAGCATGCCGGCTTCGACGTCGGCGCGGACCTCCTGCGCTTTCGCGTTCGGCGCGAAGGTGAACGCGCCGCGCAGCTTGCCGCCGTCGATCGCGAGATCGGACACCAGGCCGATCGGTTGCCGCTGATCGTGCTGCCACAGCAGCGGCAAGCCGTCGGCCGCGCGCGCCAGGTCGATCGCCTCGCTCGTATGGATCAGGACTTCATCGAGATCGCGCCAAATCCTGATCGGTGCGTCGCTCGACAGCGTCGCGAGAAAGCGCCCGCTCCCGTCGTCGGCGGCGCGTAGCTCCGCGCTGATCGCGCGCTGCCGGTTGCCGGTGTATTCGATGGTCTTTGCCATTACTCCCCCTGATTGCTGGCAGGCACGGGCGGTGCGGCCGGCGCGGCCGGCGCGGGTGCCGCCTGATCAATGCGCATCGGATCGGCAGCGATTTGCGCGTCGACCTCCGACGGATCGCCGCCGCGCTTGCGGATCACTTGGTGCCGCGACACGACCCGCGAGCGGATCGCGAGTTCGTCGGCGGCGGCTTCCTTCTGCGGATCGATCCATGGCGTCGCCGGCTCGATCGGCTCGAAACTGTACCAGCTCGCCGGATCGGCGCCGCGCAAATCCACCAGGCCCGACACGACCGCGAGATCGACGGCGCGGCGGTAGACCTCGCGCAACCAGCGCGCGACGAAATAGCGGCGGATCACGGTGTATGCGATCTGACTCTCCACCATCTCTTGCCGCTGCGCGGAATAGTTGCCGTCGTACCGTCGCGAGATCGAGCTATGCGCGGTGCCCGTCGCGCCGGCGACGCCGCGCACCTGTGCCGTGCGGAAATTGTCGTAAGCGGTATTCGGCCGCTTGCTGTCGATCGTCTCGACCGACTCACCAGGCAGCAGATCGTCGATGATGAGGCCCGGCGCCAACTCGAAATTGCGGCGTCCGTCCTCGACTTTCAGATCGCCCGTAAAGCCTTCGCTGCGCGTGATCGCGACCGTGAAGGCGGACGCGACGCGCGCCGCGATCAATTCGGACTCGTCATAATCCTTGACGTCGCTCAAGCGGTTGAGCGCGCCATGTAGGATCGTCACGCCGCGCGTTTGCCCCAGGCGGCGCGTGTACTTCAGATGTGTCACGCCGTCGGCCGCGATCCGGCGCGTGTCGTACAGCGATCGCAGGCGCATCAGTTCGGCATCGCCCGGGTGCTGATCGAGAAAATGAAACGCGACCGCCTGCCCCCAGCCGTTGATCTCGACGCCATGGATCACGCGATTGCCGGCGGCCGGCGTCGCGCTATAGCGGTCCATCGGACAGAAGTCCGCTTCGAGCAATTCGAGCGAGTACGGGATCGGCCCGCGATGCCGGATCGGCGCCGCGCCTTCGACGTGGCGCGTAAACATTTCGCCGTCTCGCACAAACGATCGAAAGACTGCGCGTTGCAGCTCGCCGAATGGCAATTCTCGCCGCACGTCGCAGGCTTCATTGGTCCAGGCGCGCCACATCGCGCGCAGCGCGTTATTGATGCCCACCGCCAACGTGCCGCGCGCGCTCTTGACGGTTGGCTCTATCCCGATCCCGGTGCCGATCGCCTTGTTCGTCAGATCGTCCAGGACCGCGATCGCAATATCGGAATTTTCGTCCAGGTAGCGGGCCAGCTCGCGCAGCCGCGTGCCGGCGTGCGCCATGGTCGCGTCACCGCTGCGTTTGTCGCCGCGCTTCGGATGGTATTGCGACGGCCGCGCTGCATCGTAGGTGCGCTTCAGTACCGTCAAGGCTTTGCGCGCCTTGAATGCTTCGAGGCGCAGGCGCGCGATCTCCGCTTGCTGTTGCGCGCGGGCGAGCGTGGCGGCGGGATCGCGGGCCATTAGCGAAACTTCGCGTAACTGCCGACGCCGACGGCGCCGGCGTCGCGTGCGTCGAATTGCGCAACGATCCGCCGCCAGTACGCGACGTGATCGCGCAGCTCGCGCAGGCTGGCCGATTGCACGGACAATTCGCCGACAGAATAGGATTGCGCGGTAGCAGCGCCGGAGAGCGCCGCTAAGGCTTTATCGAGTTCGGCGACAGCTTCGGCGCGGGTTGAGATCATGGACGCAGCCTAGCGCGCGTGCGTGCGCCTGGCGCGATGTTTTGCTGGGAGCCAGGCCGGCGCGTTCAACCGGCCCGGTTGAATTTCAGCGGCGCGGCGGTATCCACGGGCGGCCAGGCGCGCGCGGCACATAGCCCGCGCGCGGCGCCGGCGGCGGGCTTGCCTGACGTGTCGGCGGCGCCACCGGCGGCGCGACCAGGTCGGGCGATGCCTGGCGTAACTTCGCCTGATGAATCCACGCCGCGCACGCACACAGCACCTCGCAATCGAATAGGTGATTATCGCGCTTGCCGCGTCGCTTCCAAATCCGCCGCCCCTGGCTCGTGACTAGCAACTCCTCGGCGGTCAGTTGTTCCAAGTAGTGATCATCGGCTTCGGCGTGTAGCGACCAGGTCGGGATCGCTTCATCCTCTAGCCGGCGGATCGCCGCATGGATCGCGGTTTTGAAGTGGTCGGTGTCGACGTGCCAAATTCTTAAGCCGGGAATGATCTTGCCCGTCGGCAGGGTTTCGATCTTAGACAGGATCGCGGGCGCCTTCTGCGCGTTGTGTCCTTTGCTTGGCAGCATGCGCCAGCCCGATCGCTGGCAGACGGTATAGATCACATGCGTGGGGCGACGATAGCGATCGGTCGACGGATTGAAGCCCGAATCACACAGCGCGAGATCCACGCGCAGCCGGCGCGCCGCGTCCGTCGTCAGGTATTCCGCATCGCGCACGCGCGCGAGCGATAGCCACACGTCATCGAATTCAGGATCGCCGTGTATGTAGCCATGATCGATTGCATGCGAGCGCATCGCGCGCGCGGCCGGATCGAAGCCATACGCGCGGATCGCGTACCACAGGCCGGAGCGCTGCACGTCGATGCCCATCGTGATCAAGCGCGCCCACGTCGGGACCTGGCAGCGCGGCACGCGCACGATCGCGCGGCGCGCCTCGTCCATTTCGGGTGCGGCGCCCTGTGCGCGGTAGGTTTCGCCGAAGGCGGTGTTTAATACCCCTTGCAGCGTTTCCGGCTCTTTCGACTTCAACGCGTGCGCCAGCGTCGCGGCGAGCGCGCCGAATGATTGCCACGGCGATGCGATCCCGCTCACCCAAAAGCCGCGCCAGGGATTGTCCGGCGGCTCGCCGTCGATCAAGGCCCATTCTTGCGCGTCCTCATCGTAGCGGTGCGGGCGGAACGCGCCGCCCGCGTTCAGTGCCGGCTTGTCGGCGTCGACATGCGCGCCGCCGCAGTGCGGGCACGCGACGCGCGCCGAGGCTTCGAGATCGCGCGGCTTCGCGCCGGCGTCGTATACCAGCAGCGCCGAGCGCGGCCGGAACCATTCCCCGCAGTGCCGGCAGTGCCAGCCCCAAAACTCAGCGGTAGACGCGGCGAACAGGGACACGATCGGGCTCGCGTTGTCGATCGTCGGCGTCGAAAAGATCCCAAGCTTTGAGTCCGGGTATGTCGCTAGCCGCGCCTCGACCAGCGTCACCGGATCGCCTTCGTCATCGGTGGACGCTGCCATGCGATCGCGTTCGTCGATCAGTGCGAGCCCGCACGGGCGTGACGCTAGTTCGGTCGACGATCCGGCCCAGGCCGCGCCGAGGCGCACGCCGCCGATATACTTTTCCGTTACTTTGTCGTCATGCCCTTGCGCCATCTTGGCGACGATCGATGGCACCGCGCGCAGCATCGGATCGACGCGCTCGCGCATGAATCCCCGGACCTGATTTTCAGTTGGCCCGACATACAGGCACGGCACGCGCGGCCCGTCGTCGAAGCGATGCCCGATCACGTTCAAGATCGTTTCGGACTTCGCCATTTGCGAGCCCATCACGACGATCACGCGGCGCGCCGTCGGATCGGCGAACGCGCGACAGATCGCGCGCGTGTACGGCACGCGATCGCTGCGCCACGGGCCAGGCTCCGCCGTGCCGGTCGGCAGGATGCGGCGCGCGTCCGCCCACTGATCCGCAGTGCGTTGCGGCGGCGGCGCGATGATCTCCGCCGCGATCGGAACTTCGGCCAGGGCGCGGGCAAAGCTCATCGCGCGCGCCGCTTCGGTTTCGAGGCCGGCGCCGGCGCGGGTGCCGGCGGCGCCAGCTCGCTTGCGGCGGCGTAGTCGCGCAGCGCCAGCGCAATCGAGGCGCGGATCGCCATCGTCTCGCCGCCGATCGCGGTTTGCGCGTCGGCTGGCCCCGACCAGGTCGACGCAAGCGGCGCCAGGCGTGGCGCGAGCGCGTCCAGTTGTGACGCGACGATCTGCGCCACGCCGATCAGCACCGTGCGCGCCTCGTCGCGCGGGATCAGCTCGCCGCGCGTGCGGGCGATCTCGAGCTCGACCCGCTCGCGCTGCGCGTTGTTCAGTGCGGCGCGCGTGGTTTCCTCCGTCGCGCTTTGCGGGCGCGCGGCGCGCTCGATCATCCAGCGGACGCAGTCGCGCAGATCAAAGACATTGCGCGCGCGTTGCGGCATGCCTTGATCGCGATACTTGTAAATCATCGTTCGCGACACGTTGAACAGATCGGCCAGTTGTTCGGCGGTTACCGCTGCCGTGTAGCCGTCGGCCGGATTGAATAGATCGACCGTCACGCGCACCCCCCGCCCGCCAGGTAACCCCACAGGCACGCGAGCGCGACGATCGCCGCCGCCGCCGCGGCCAGGTCGCGCAACAGCTTAAGCACGGGCGCACCTGATCGCGTAATGCCTGGCGGCGGCGACCCCCGCGCTTGTCACGCGCCAGACCGCCGGCACCGAAAACGACACCGACCGGCGCGCGAGCGTCACATAGCCGCGATCGCGCAATTCGGCCAGCAGCATATGCCCGCGCGATCCCGGTTGCGTCGTGATCAAGGGGTATTCGCGCAGCTTGCGCTGCCCGTCGATGGTGTCGCCGAGATCCAAGCACAAGCGCGCGAGCGCCGGATCGGCACCGTCCGCGTGCGGCGTCATGCGGGCCGCGCCTCGACGAAGTCGCGCAGCGCGGACGCCGCCCAGGCGACGAACGCCGCGACGTCGGCGGCTGTCAGCGCGGCGAGCGCCGGCGACATGCGCGCCAGGCGCGTGCGCAGCGCGAGCACGTCGGCGGCCGTCGGCGGCCCGTAGGTGTCAAGAATCGAGCGCGACACCAGCGCGGCGATCAGGTTAACGCGCAGCTCGACGCCGGGCGGCGACGGCGGCGAAAAAGATCGATCGGTCATGTTGATCTAACCCCGTGATCGT